GTTGCATTACCTCCGTCACCATCTGTAAGTCCAATATCGTAAGGCCTATTACAAGTTAATAGTGCAGTATTTGCCGTAGCTGTCAATGGTTCAGTTGGTGGTATAAATTTACCTTTATATATTGCTTGTTTTCTTGTAAATCTTACATCATGTACTAAACCAGTCCAAGCTTGTGTAGTTGCACCTCTGTTATAACCAATAATCATAGGACTACTACCCGATGCTGAAATATCTATTTCGTAACTAGCTGTAGAAGGAGTACCTACAGGAGAACCATTAACGTATAAATTTGTAGTTGTACCATATCTTTCATATGCAAGATGATACCATTTATGTGGTTGAGCTTGTTCTAAAGATTGTATGTAAGAAGACGTACCATCTGGATTACCATAATATCCACCTACAAAAGCTGTAAATTTTCCTGAACCATCTTGATATATTGCTGGCCCTTTAGCACTATTACTATCACCTCTCATGTCAATAATATATCGATTTGATCCCATATTTAGAGATTGTCTTGTAGTATAAACCCAACACTCTAATGTGAAGTCATTTGCATTTCCACTTGGTGTTCCAGTAGAAAATCTTATATTGTTTGTTGATGTTGGTGGCCAATAATCAGAATGAAATTTTATAGCTTGAGGTGTTCTTGTATGAAAATCTGTAGTTCCATCACCTAAATTATAAGAACTACTTGTATAACCTTTATTATAAGAATATCCACCAAAAGAAGCACTCCAACCATTTATGCTATAAGGACTTATTGTTTGAACTTGTTGCTTACCCCAAGTTGTACCTACAGTTGATATTGTATGATTAGAATCTGAACTATCAGTTACAGTAAAGTTTTGTAAATTATTTCCAACATTTTTCATTGTATAAATTACATTTTCAGATTCACTAACAAGTGTACTATATGAAGTACTAATTGTCATAGTACCAACACCAGTACTAATACCATCTGAAACTGTTAATGTTATTGTAACATCAGATAAATCAGTAGTACCATCGAATACTGCTCTTACGTGATTGTTTGATGTTGTATGAGTAATTGTACATACATCAGTAGTAGCAATACCAGAATTTGCTAAAGTAACAGTAGGTGTCATACCATCTGGATCAGTTTTAGTATAAGTAAAATCTAAAGTTAAATTATCTCCTGTTATTGTTGCAGTAGATGAAGATAATGTTATAGAAGGATCTTGATTAACTGTTGCTATCTTATACCAACCACTTCCAGATTTTAAAAACAATGCATTATTACCAGAAGCAAAATACAAAGCCCCATTAGTAACACTACCTACAGGAAACGGTAAAACTGAAGTGTTTGCAACTATAGTAACACCACCATCTCCAACTATACCAGCACCGGGCTCAATAAGTGTTGATGAACCACCAGAAGTTAATTTAAGTTTTCCTGAATCAGCACCTAAATGTACTTTTCCAGCAGTTGTGCCAACATTTATACCATTAGCAAAATATTTAAGCGAATAAACCATTTACACCATTTCTAAAGCTGTTTCGTTTGTTTCTGTAACTCTTCTTGTCCAACCTTTTCCAAAAGTATCAAAGTGTTTTAATCTTTCGTAATAAGCTTGTCTATTTTTATTATACTCTTCGATTGCGTGTTTAACACCATGCTCATCTAGATATGCATTTACACTTCTCATAGTAGCTGGACCGATTGCTCCATCGGCAGTTGCCCCAACTAATTTTTGTAAATACTTGGCCGCACGGCCTGTTCCTGCATTAACGGCAAAATCAAAGACACATAAATCTAATCCTGATGGTAGTTCATCACACTTAGTTCTGTCCCAATAATTCTTTTCATAGATAGGTTCAACATCTTCTTGTGTCAAATCTTTCATAGCTTTTGTGCCACCCCATTCTTCATATACTCTCTTAGTGACACCTAAATTTGTCTCACCACCTGGATCTTTTGGGTGATTAACATAACCACCTTCGTGATGAAGTATAATTTTTAAACATTTTGATAAATTGGCTTGCATTTCATATTCCTTATATTGCAATAAAAAAGGGGTAGAATTTTACTTCTACCCCTATTTATAAGTTTACTAAAGCTTATTATTTGATTTTAATAACTCTTGGCTTTTTCTCGTCAGGAATAATCCTTTCAAGTTTTATTTCAAGTAAGCCGTTTTCAAGAGAAGCCTCTTTGACTTCTATATCATCAGCGATAGTAAATTTACGTGTAAATTTTTTGTGAGAAATCCCACGATGCAATACTTCAGCATTTTCGATCTTGTCGTCCCATACTGATTTAACAGTAATAACGCCCTCAGCGACAACAACTTCAATGTCATCTTTTGAGAGTCCAGCGAGAGCCATTTCTATCGAAAATTCGACATCATCATGCTTTACTATATTGTAAGGTGGAAACCCAGTTGAAGTAGCCATATTGTGGCTATGATTAATAAGATGATCGAATACACGATCAAATCCAACTGCGTAGGGTGTGAATCGATTAATATCGAATGTGGTTAGTCCAGTCATTTTAATTCTCCTTTGTTAAGCTAGAATTTACACATTTAATGAGAGCCTCATCATAAGCACTCTCTATAGTATATATAAGCACTTTATGTCTTATTTTCAACTATTTCTAAAATTTTTTTATTTCTTTTCTTTTCATATGGAGCCCATACAAATTTTGCAAGACTAGGTGCATAATAATTTGGACCCTTTAATACTTTTCCGTCTTCACGATATATTGGTTTGCCATCTTCACCCAATTTAGACATATTACTATGATGAACATTATTAAATGGTTCATCTAAATCTATACCGAATGCATGTCCTGCTCCATATGTTACATATAAGATATCACATAGAGCATCTAGAACATCAACCATATTCTGTCGATTGAGTCCTTCTCTTAACTCTTCTACTTCTTCTACAATTAAATCTAATCTTAACTTAACTGTTTCGGCATCAGGTAATTCTGGATCTTCAGGAGCATTTTTTAATTGTCCGAATGCTTCCATGAAATCTTTTACTTTATCAGAGTTAGTTAAATATGATGATCTATTACTCACTTCTTTTTTCCTATATTATATTTAGCGGCTAAAATCCAGCCATCTTTTTCTTTATAGGGTAATACTTTTATTTGTGATAGTGGCGCCACTGGATTAGTAGATTTCTCTGGGACTTTTAGTTCTATCAATCCCCATTCTGCTAATAGATTTGCTATTGTATTTCTTCTTGAGATATCATCTTCAGTAAAATTTGAAGGTTTTCCATCTAGTCCAAAAAGCTCCTTAAAATGCACAATATAATATTTCCCTTGCTTATGTAGGATATGGCAAGATTGATATAATGTTTTATCTTTTCTAGATGCCACTCCTATACGTGTAAGAGTCTCACGTATTTTTAAGAAGTCTTCATCATTCTTTAATAAGACTTCTACTAAATTTTCTAGTTCTATCATACTCCACCTTTCTCTAATTTCTCTCTTATAATTTTAATTTGATGTGAGGAAAGTATTGAGAGGGCTTGAATAGCCTTAGTGTTGTTATAGCCATAATATTCTTTCACCAGAGTCATATCCCTATCATTATCTTTCTTCACCCACTTTGAGAACCTCTTCTTGGGCCTGACAATATTTAGTAAATATTCAAATTGCAGGAGATTATCTACTGCAAATCTCTGATTCATTTCATTAGCATAACCAATCGTGTCATTGAAATAAGACAATGCTCTATTAGTTAAGAATGGACTATATTCTTTTTCTGCGATAGTATCATTATTGCTACCTCGCATAAGATTATTCTTTGAAGTATTGATAGCATTGATATAATTGAATGGACTTGTTTTCTTTACTGCCATTCTGTATCAACCATAAGTTCAGTTAAGAAAGCCATAAAGTTGACTTCTTGATCAGCCACAAATGCGGACTTATATTGATAGTCAGCAAGTGTAACTACAACTTGTGGTATGCTTGTGGGTTTTGCATATTGACTAACTGTATCGTATATCTTACGAAACATAGGTGCAACGTCACCATCAATATTCTGTCCAACCCATTTACGTATAGAAGTAAACTCTTTATCTTTTAACAATTGCATTAACTGATTAATATTAGTTTCTGATAGATTAGATAATATACCACTATCGATATGTCCAGTCACAGAATATCTTTGAAGTTCATTTATGATTCTTCGATTATCTGGAAAATGTTTCGTGATAACTTCAGCTACAACTTTTTCTTCAAAAGATATATTTTCAGATTGTAATATACCTTTTACTTTTGAGAAAAATTCACCAGCTAATTTAGGCTTATCAGCATTAGACATTTTAAATTCTATAACAGAACATCTACTATGAAGTGGTTGTATAATCTTATTGACAAAGTTACAAGTCATTATAAAGCCACAGTTCTTACTGTACTCTTCCATAAAGTTCCTGAGAGCAGGTTGTACTGTCTCAGCATTACAATAATCAGCTTCATCTAAAATTACATACTTACGCCCACCTGCTAAAGATACAGATGAAGCAAAATTTCTAATTTTAGTCCTGAGAGTGTCGATTAATCTACCCTCATCAGAACCATTGATGACAATATAATCTGCACCCAACTCTTCTAACATTGCTCTAGCTACAGTAGTTTTACCTACACCTTGAGTACCAGTTAGAAGAAGATTGGGAACATTTTCTTTATCTACAAAAGTCTGAAATAGAGTCTTCAACTCAGGAATTAATATAGTATCTTTTATTGTTTGAGGGCGATACTTTTCTACCCATAAAAAATCATCTCGCATATAACACCATAATATAAAGTTTCAATATTAAGAAAAGGTTGAGTTAGTCTCAGTTGCTATCCAATATTGAAGATTTTTTGCAGTTGATTTGAAGTGTGAAATACCAGCTTTTGATATCGATACATCATAATCACTTGCACCAAGTTTTTGAAGATTTTCAGTTTTGAAAACCATCTCATAATTATTGTTACTAGAACCAAGACTAATACTATGTTCATTAGATGTTGGGTTTTTAGTATCAGTTGCTACTAAAGAAAGATTACCTTCAGCACCTCTAAACACAACTTCAGGAAGTCCTAGTTGATTAGCCGCTGAGATTATTTGTTTTATATCATCAGCAGTAACCTTAGTATTAACATCAGCATTATCTAACTCTAGATTTTTATCAGGAGCAGAAGTTACCATAGAAGGATCAGTATAAGTATATCTTGACTTATTATTACCCTCTGACAATGTTACTTCTTTTTCACCAAAGTTAAAGTCTGGCTTATCGTAAAGACTAGCTAGTCCTAAGAATTGATTCAATTCATAGATAGCAAAGTTTACAGGAAGACTTTCACCTATTGTGGCTTCAGCCAATATATTTTTCTGCTCTGATACTGTTCGAATAGTATTTCCAGCTTTAAACGATAAAGATGGATTTATGCCCGAAAAGTTTTTCAGAACGTCCATGGTATCATCACTTATTTGCATCATCAATTTCTCCATTTTCATTTTGCATTTGATTTATATGTAAAGCCATTATAGCATAATGGGCCACTTTTAGCAAGTCAGAACGATTTAATC